CTTCCGATCTGCCATAGTGGTCGAGTCAACCAGCGCTATGGGCGACGTACCGCCGTCTGTAACGCTGAATCGCACCGTCTCCACCCAGTCAGCAGGGACTTGCATATAAGCGTCACCAGCGTCCTGTACGCCGCTTGAGCGGGTCTCCATGCGCCAATGACGGACATCACGGCTCATTTGAGACTCTGCAAGCGACACAAACGTTGGGATAACCGATGTCAGGTCGTCTCGGTTTAGCGTGTCTGCGATAGTTGTTTGCAGGTTTGTGTAGTTCGTTATCGCCATGTTTTTACCACTTTACTTATTTTTCTTTGGCGGAGTATGCGACAAAACCTTACTGGCAGGCGTATGCTTTGCGCCAGTCATCAAGACACTGCCTGACTTATGTGTTTTGCCCGTGTACACTTTGCCGCTAGGTAGGTAGTGAGTTTGGTTTTTAGCCATTACTTCTTCCCTTTCTTCTTAACGGTTTTTGCCGCTTGCTTAAACGCCTTGGCAGATGGAGCACCCTTGGCTCCAGCCTTTTTCATCTTCTCGCCAGAGCCGTCCTCGATGCGCTTGCGCTTGGCGTGGATGTTGGAATAGAGACCTGTTTTCATGTGTTACCCCTTAAAACGGCGAAAAGAAAGAGCCAAGCTGTTGCAACTTCTTCATCTCATCCTCTGTCATACCGCTCATTGACGTTAAACGGGGCAGGATGCCGTCGAAATCACTAGCAGACTGTCCAAGTATTGGTATGCCCTTTACGGCGCTCTGAGCGCTTTCTGCGCCTTGACCAAATCTCTCCAACAAGCCACCGCTTCCAGTAGCCATGTTGTACAAACCGCCGCCTAGACCGACAAGCGCGTTGGGGACGCCAAGCGCCTCTGTGGTCGCACCTCGCAGTAGACCAGCGCTGGTATCAGCCGCGCCTTTTAGAAACTGCGTTGGAGACACACCAGCGCCTTGGTCGCCCTGAAACACCGCCGCCTCTGGGTCAGCAAGGTCTGGCTGGTTTACATTTCTAGGCGATATTCCGAGCCATTCAGCAGGAATGTCGGAAGACAAGAGCGTTCTTCGCTCGTCAGCGCTGAGAGCGTTGGGTTGTCCAGATGCGGGTAAGCCAGTTCCAGATAAACCTCCACCGACAGTGGCAGATCCTGCTCCAGCATATGCTCCATTAGCGGATCGCCCAGTAGCCCAGTCAGGCGTATCCAATCCTCCCGCTTTTTCTGATATGAGTCCACGCGCATCCTCCAAAGATATTTTCTTTTTCTTAAACAAATCCCAAACAGCCTCAATTTGCTTGACATTGTTTTCTGTTTTAAACGCCTTGGGGAACAAGGATCTAGCCGCCTCCCAAGTAATTGACTGCATCTCTCTTGGCATTATGCCCATTGCTTGCGCCGCACGTCTTGTCGCGTCGGCGTGTAAGCCATAAGTGCCTCCAGCCCCACTAATTTTGCTTGAGGCAGAGCCAGCGCCCGAACCAAAGTTTTGAGCAACCGGATCGGATCCTCCGCTCAATGGTTTTAACTGATCTGCGGCAACAGCGTGAGTGTCAATTGTTACATCGCCAACCATTGGGTCAAATTCAGCGTGGAATGGGTCTGCAATGTTGTTGTAAAAATTGCGTACTTTGTGCGCCTCACCCATCTGCCTGCTGATGTTGTCGATGTCTGGGTTGTCAATTGCCTTAATTGCCTTACCTATTTCTACATTGCTTCCCCAAGCCGCAGTCGCCAACTCACCCTTGCCAGTCATAGCCTTGCCAGTGCGCTGACCTAGCGGGTCTGTGATGTCGTATGAGCGGTCGCCGCTGACCTCATCAGTTGCCCTGATGTAAATCGCTTTCTGGTTTGGCGTTAGTTCTTCAAACGGCTTTGTCGCCACAATCTTTAGGTCTGCCGCTTGTTTTGGCTTACTACCGTAAAGTTCTTTGGCTTTTGCAAATGCCTCTTTTGACAATAGCTTGCCAGATGACTTTGTGTAGTTCTCCAGCACTCGCTCTGCAAGTGACAGGTTTTGATACCAATCCTTTTGTGGTGACAAAGCGGCAATCACAGCAGACGCTGTTTCGGTTGATACGTTGTACTTTGCGGCCAACTCATTTGCAATCTTGTTTGCGCCAACGTACCAGTTTCTTGTGACATCTCTGGTTTCTTTTGGGACTTGGTTGTACAGCCACAGCAGGTTATCTGTTGCCGAATCCATTGCCGCTTGACCTTTACCAGCGCTTGACTTGGCGTTAGTCATAACCGTGTTGTAGTTCCCCATGATCCCCGTGTTTATGTCATAAGCCTTTGGCGAGACCTGCATCGCCTGCTCGTTGATAATAAGGTTTTGGGTTATCGGGTCTTCTGTTGCGCCTTTTGCTGTTGGGAACCGAGTTGATATGCGTTTCCCACGACCAGCGCCACGCGCCATGTCGGATGCGCCACTAATCAACTTTAAAAGTCCAGCCATAAATCACCTCAAGAAAATAGGTCGTTTTGATTATAACTGCCGCCAACCGTCTAGGCAATACCCTTTAAGTTACGCTTGATCGGGTCGCCCCAGCTTGATGTGGCGCGGTGACCGACAGCCAAGTATCTAAACGCATCAGAACCGTGAGACGCCCAGTCGTGAGACGGTCTAGATCGCCACACCTTGCCGTTGTCGTCGTATTCCCTGTGGTACTGCCTCAGTGCGTCAATACCGCGCTCACAGCGCTCTACATCGAACCAGCAGTTGGTCAGCATTGATCTAACCGCTTGGATGCCGTCGTCCACCATCAACTGCGGCGCAACAGTAATAGGACGCGCCCCCAAACTGTCCAGCACTTCCATGCGGCTTTTCCCACTGCCGAGTTCACGTACTCGCACGTCGTGTGGAAGTATGTGGTTGCCGTAAATGTAGCCTTTTTCGTTAAGGACGCGCATATAGTGATCCAGCCCCACGCCACTTGACTCATAGTAGTCAATGAGCCTTACCTCCGCCCCCACGTGCTGTGCGAACCAGATAGCCGTCGAGTCACCGATGCCCAAGTCCCACGCAGTCGTAACAGGTACGGATGGAGCATACGCGACAGTACCAATACGCCCTTGATCTTTGCAATCTCGCATCTCAGTAGCGTAATACGCACCTTCAGCGTGAACCAGAAAATCGCCCTCCCAAACGTGGTCATAAATGTCCGGTCTCTTCCTTTTGTCTTCTTGGCGCTCACGCTCTAACACGTCAGGGAACCAAGGGTTGTCTTTCCAGTTCATATCCACAACAACAGCGTCATCAGGCGTTTGCTCGACGAAACGCTTGTGTGTGGCGCTCTCTTTGCTCTCAGGGTTGTACGTCACCCAGATCTCTGAATTGTCTTCTCGCACCGTTGGGATTAGCTTACGCCATGCTGTCTCGCTGACGGTCTCCGCCTCGTCGATCCATGCAACCAAGATGCGCGCCTTGGACTTTAGGCTGTCCAGCGACCGACGTAGACCAGCGAACGTGTAGCTAATCATCCCGTCCTTAGATCTAATGAACTTGTCGCCCAACTCGTAATACTCTTCCAGCCAAGGCACACTGCGAATAGCCGCCTTGACCTCTTCCAGCGATGAGTCTTCCAGCGAGTTCATAAACTCACGCCCACAAAGTATCTGGCCGCTCTTGCCCTCTTTGCCCCACTGGTAGCCTCTAACAGCCGTCATCAGTGCAAACGTGCGAGTCTTTGCGCTACCCCGACCACCCTTTGCAACGCGATACCGAGCGTCCTTTGTAAAGACGGGTATCAGTTTTGGTGGGATCGTTAACTGAGCCTCACTCATCTGGGCCAACCAAGCGGATAGTCACAGGCTGGCTCGTTGGAGTCATTGAGCCGTCGCTGGACGTTGCGTCCACCTTGTCTGAGTATCCATGCTTGGTCAAGATCATCTTGGTGATCGACGCATTGAAGTGCCCCATCAGACCGTTCCTGATGAGTTCGTCTTCTTGTTTTGCCAATAGCTGTGTGTAAATGTGAGAAAACTCTTCTTTATCGTTGTCTCTTGCCCATGCTTGCAATGTCTCACGGGCTATACCAAGACGAACAGCCAGCCCAGCAATGCTTGGCAATGTGTTGTAGTCAGTTAGGTATCTGTGGCACTCTTCCAGCAGTTCAGGCGTGTATTTTGTTGGTCTGCCGCCGGCGTGTTTTGTCAGTTCTGTCATATTGTTCTCTCTGTAAAACAGGTGGAGATTGAAAAAAGTTATTTCAGTAGGTCTACTATACCCTGACCGTTTACATTCAAAAGCGCATTAGGAGCAACATCAAGTCCATACGGGTTCTTTTGGTTGTCCCCAAGTTCAAACGGGAAATATTGGCGGCGTTGAGCGTCTGTAAGGTTTCTGCGTGTCTGCGTCAATCTTGCCTCTGCCTCGCCAGTCAAGGCTTGGTATGCGTCAAACGCATCCATTTGAGAAAGGTTTACCATTTTCTGGCGTTCGTCTAACAGATCAAGGTAACGTTGAGCCGCCTCATCCCTAAACTCCGCTGGCTTGCTAAAGTCCCCGGCGTCGTAGTTTGCCTTTTTCAACTGGTCGTTTAGATCTTGGATTTTGAAGTCGGCTTCTTGCTTAATCCGCTTAACCATACCTACAGAGCCACCGCGACCAAAGTCTTCCAACTCTTGGACGCCATGCTGAAACTCATGCAACGAAGTTGACCGCGTTTGATCTGCGCCATCTGCTAATGCTCGTTTGTACACGTCCATTTCGGTTCCGTCTTTTGACATAGAACCAAGAAATCCGGGCTGGTTTCGATCTTGTCTTACTTTGATATTACGTAATTCAGGGTAAGCCTCATACAGCCTGTCGTGTTTAAAAGCAAGGTCTGCCCTCTGACCAAATCTCTCTGGCGCTTGCAACTCATCGACCAGCCCCTTCATGTTTTTGTTTTCTTGACGCAATCCCTTTTGCGCCGCCTTTAGTGCTGTTGGGAACAAGTCTGGGTAAGCGTTAGATGCCGCCAGCCTGTCTTTGTTTTCAGCGATCTGGTCGCGCAAGGTCTTAGCACGACCGCGCATCATCTCGGTTGTCTGAAACTCAGAGCCAATGTCGCTGATCTCTTGGCGCATTTGTCCATCGGGCGCTTTTGCTGTGCCAGTCTGTTGCCAAACCTCTTGAGGAGTCGCGCCGCGTTTCAGCATCTTCTGAGCCTCAAACGCCATGTCTTTGTTCCACAGCCTTGATGCAGGGCCGATAAACATCCCGACCGGGTTATACGCATCTGCCATCATCTGTGTCAGTTGCTGGCTCTCAGGCGTGTCAGGCATCACCGAACCACCAGCCTTTATGCTGGACATACTCTGGTCTGCTACTTGACTGGTAAGCGCGTTTAGCACCCCCGCCCTGTCGTTAGCGTTGCCAACAATCTGTTGTGCAGAGCCTGCCGGGTCTGTCAGTACGTCTAATAGCTTGCGCTTAAACGAATCAGCAGTGCTGTAAATGGATGCTAGTGGAGATGCCATAGTACTACCATTTTACCAAAAAAAACGCCAACTGCAATAGCTGGCGTAAGTTGGAGTATTCCAACAAGGAGAATGCTGTTTAGTCTACGCTTTCTTTTGCCAAACGTCTAGCCTGTTCGTTGTAATGTCTGGCGATCTCAATTAGGGCTTCTTTGGTGTATTTTCTTAACACATTGTCGCTTTCTATTTGCTCAAGCCTTTCCAGCCCAATACGCTCTAGCAGGCGTTTGCGGTACTCGACTGCATTACCCCCCAAGTAGCGGTTGCACTTTTTGCATTGTCCATGCACTTGGTCTTCCACATAACGCATATGTGGCGCAGAGCCAGTCGAGCGGTAGTGACCAGCATCGAAAGTGTTTGGCTTGTCTCCCAGAGGTGCATCGCATGAAATACACGCTTTGCCTTTGTCCCTTGCCCTGATGTAAGCGTTAAAGGCTGTCTGGGCTTTCTTGACCAGTTGGGGCTTGGTCTGCATGGCGTCCAGCTTTAGCTTGGTTTCTTTCTTTTCAGCCTTGTCTACCACCTGCCTTGCGA